AATCAGCACATTTCCCTAAGCTGTAAGTAAATATCCGCTTGACAACCACATCAAGCAAACCTTAAAATCGTAAACCCAAAGCAAAAATAAGGAAAAACAATGGTCAACACTAACCTAACCTGCCTTCAAGGCGAGATCCATATTGGATTCTATGACCTCGTTGATATGTTCGGCGAGCCCGAGGATGTCTCATCAACGGGTAAGTCCGATGTCCAATGGGCGATCGAAATTGATGGCGTGGTCGCAACCATCTACAACTGGAAGAACGGCCCCGCATACACGGGTGATGACACCATAGAAGTCGAACGAATCCACGATTGGAACATCGGCGGTCACACTCAATCGGCGGTATCCCTTGTGCTTCGCAAGGTTCAAGACTACGTTTACGAAGGGATCAAAGTTGTATCGGGAGGTGAGTCATGAGCGAATCAAGAATCTCTCTCAAGAACATCAAGTGGTCATCATGGGCAAGCCATGAGACGCATTGCGTTGACGCGACTGTCTGCATTGATGGCAAGCGAGTCTGCAAGTACGAGAACGATGGTCGCGGAGGTGCAAACACCTACTACCCATACAATGGTCAATCGGATGAAAGCTTCAGACAGATGCTGTCCGATCTTCGCCAAGTCTCCGCAGACGACATCAAAGAAAACGATCCGAAATGCTACGGTCAGCTTAGCAAGTATGACAACGGTCAAAGCGACATGCTCATTGACATTGTTGTGACGGATGCACTGAACCGTCATCTCATGATCAAAGAAATGAAAGCTTCAATGAAAAGAAAGATCCACCTACTCAAGGTCAGCACTAATGAGATCTACGAGATCAAACAGAAGCCGACCGATGATGCCATCGCATACGCTAAGGATCAGAACGCACCCGATTATCTTGTGCTCAATGATCTTCCTGAAGATGTGCAATTCAACCACTGGATAAGGGTAACAGACCAATGGAAGTAGCCGTATTTGAATTTATCGAAATGATCGACGATCTTGCTGAGATCTTGATCGAACGTGACGGCCTTGAACTCAAGTATCAATACGATTCGAAGTTCAGAAGCTATCACCTAACCGCCGAGAGTCAGAGCGACTACGAAGATTACACCGAAGAAGCCGAGGCAATCCTTCGCAAGATCGGCATCGGTCGTGACGATGACCTTGACCCCGAGACCGACATCGCTGAGGGGACCATGGGATGGGAGCAATCATAATGTTTGAACAAGAACGTAAATCACTGATGGGTCTCGCTATGGTTGCGATCATAGCGATCATCTTCATCTGGGTATCCAACGAAGACTACAAGCATGAAGTCGAGATGGAAAAGCAATACCGCGAGATGGTATGCGCGGGTCACTGGCCAGATTACTGGCAAACCAATCCAAACTGTAAGGGAGAGTAAAATGGGTATGTTTTCATGGTTAACAAACGACACGGGTGAATCCGTGACCAACAGATACACAGACGAAGGCGCATTGCCCGTCTATCTGCACGACAACGAGGGCAATGTCTGGCATGAGCCCAACTACGAGGGCTATGGTGAGTTCGGAGGCGTAGACTACTACGAACTCCTCGCCAAGATGAACGGTCTCAGCACTCGCAACGAGGGCATTGATCTTGAAGAAGACTTTTTTGAGTACATGTCCGCATCGCCTGAAGGTGCAAAGGAAATCTTCTTTCCCAACATCGTTGAATCAAGCAAATGGAAATGGGTAAACGAAGCGCCCTTGCATTGTCCTAACCAAGGATTCTTTAGCCTTCATCCAAGAGACGAGGAGGAGGATGAATGACTAAGAGCGAACTGTTCGAGATTATTTGGCAAGCAGTTAAAAGCACTGACGTAGATTTTGAATACATGGATGAGTTTGGAGATTACGCAATAGATGGTGAACTGTGTATCTGTTTTAAGAATGTTCAGGAGGACGCATGAAAGTCCTTGACCTTTTCTCCGGCATCGGTGGTTTCTCTCTTGGCCTTGAGTGGGCTGGGATGGAGACCATCGCGATGTGCGAGAAGGATAAATTCTGTAGGCAGGTTTTGGCCAAGCATTGGCCGGACATCACCATTCACGAAGACATAAGGAAATTAGATGGACGAGAATATAAAAACGCAATTGACGTTGTTTGCGGAGGATTCCCATGCCAACCATTCTCCGTTGCAGGCAAGCAACTTGGAAAGGAAGACGACCGTCACCTCTGGCCTGAAATGTTACGAGTCATCAAAGAGTCAGCTCCGGCTTGGGTCATTGGTGAAAACGTTTCTGGGTTCGTCAGCATGGCACTCGACGATGTTTGCCTTGACTTGGAAGCCGAAGGTTACGAAGTCCAATCGTTTGTTATTCCGGCTTGTGCCGTCGAAGCCCACCACAAGCGAGACCGATGCTGGATTGTGGCCCACGCCAATGAACTCCGATTGGAAGAACATGGACACCGCGAACCAGAGAACGCTCGCCAAGGAAGTGAGAGTCTGGCCGACACCCACCCTTCACGGAAACTACAATCGCAAGGGTCTGAGCAAGAAGTCCGGCGATGGTCTGGAGACAGCCGTGAAGATGTGGCCGACTCCGAGAGCGAGCGAATACAAAGACTGTGGTCCAGTCGGGAGCAAAAGCCATACGCATATGGACCAGCGCTCGTACCTCTGTGCGAAGGCGAAGGACTCGGATCGTCCTACTGGGAAGCTGAGCCCGATGTGGACCGAGTGGTTGATGGGGTTCCCAATCGGGTGGACCGAATTAAATCCCTCGGAAACGCCGTAGTCCCCCAACTGGTACAAAGAATAGGAGAGTTAGTTTATGCCGAGCATCACCGCAGCGCCCGAGATTGAGAGCCTGGAAATCGAGGAAAATAATCCAACCGAAAGACGAGGAGGTTTCAGGAAGAACTCCAGCTTCATGCATCGTCAAAAGAAAACCCGCAACTTCACCTGCGCATGGTGTCGCGTGGAGTTCGCAAGCACCCATGTTGGTGCAAAGTTTTGTTCTATTCCGCATCGAAGAAAAGCGTACACCTTCGACCGTTGTTTCAGAACAAAGAAAAGGTTGACAGACAAAGCTCGCAAGAGCCGATGCTTTCGACCTCCATCAAAGGCCGCAAGTGCCTTACTACTCAAAGCAAGAAAAGGAAAATAAGATGACAAAGAAATACAGAACGAAGCAAACCGTAATCGATGAGCAAGCAGTTGAAATTAACAAACAAGCCGCAACGATTAAAGATCTGGAGGCACAGCTTGCCCGAGAGAAAGACGTTTTATCTTGGCGCGATGTTCAACTCAAGGAACAATGCGAAAAAATGTACAACATGCGAGCGGCTGACATTGTCGTTACCGTCTTCGAAGAAGATTATGTGGTCAATCACCCATCTTTGATCTTGAGCCAAACCAGTCTATACAAAGAAGACTTTTACATAGATCAACCTGAAATGGTCGAGAAAGCATTAAAGCTTAGAGATTCTCTTTCAGAATTTTACCAGCATCACAACATGGATGTTCGCATTTCTGTCAGCATCAACTCGATCTAACCTAACCCTCCCCTTCGGTCTCATCTTGAGGCCGGAGGTGGAGAATATTTGAACTCGCCATGCTTCCCATCCGCTCATTAATTAATATTAACTGCTCGTGATTATCAGGTATTGCCCAAAAATCTTTATCAAGCAGAGGGTGCCACGCCACACTCTGGACCTTGGCTTCTATGTTCGGGAACCTAACATTTCGAAAATGTTTAGCGACTTCTTCCGCATCTTCCTTGTGTGTGTAATGCCCATCTTTAAACCCAGTACCTACAAGAATAACGTCATAGTAATCTTCACATCTATCAGCAACCGTCTTCATCGTCTATCTCCTCAATCTCATCGTCAATCTCATCGTCAATCTCATCCTCAATCACCTCCCACTCTGCATCCTCAAAGTCCCCCTCGAGATCCTCAACGTCCTCCTCAGCCTCATCCTCAACTGCCTTGGGCGCAAGGTCATTCTTCTCAAGCAACGCCATGAGACGCGCCTCAACCTCAGACCGATCCATCTGATCGATCCTTCCTGTCTTGATCTCCTTCTTATCGATCATCAAGCCTGCAAGCTTCGCCCTTCCCAGCTCTGCTTGTACTGCTGCACCATAAGTCCCGTCCTCCATGGCGGCATCCCGAATCTTCTGAAGATCACGCGCAACCTTCTCAAAAGTAATCTCATACTTTTTCTGCTCGAGTTCCTTCAACTCCTGGATCTTCGTCTGAATATGCGTGTACCTTGGATCGTTCAGCATCTTAGTCGCTGCGACTGACGGGAACGCATAGCCTGCACGATGGGCGCACTCTGTATTCGTCAGATCATGATACACAAACAACTGGATAAACTTTTCTTGCTTCGGCGTAAACTTCATCTGTCTACGCTTTGGCTTGTACTGATCTGGGTTCCTCAGAATGTCCTGATTTGGATCCAACTTTTCAATCAACTCACTCACAAAATTTACTCCTTAAAAAAAAACCCTTCGCATTTTTTTTATTTTCAAAGCCGACTCTAACATACAAGAGAGAGTGTTCCGATAGGGAGATATTTTAATATATCTCTCCCTCTCTTTAGAGAGTGTACCTACTGTACCTATGTACCACCCTTATAAATCAATGACTTACGAAGTAGGTATACCCAGTACAGCGTAGGTACAGACCATACCGACTATACCGACCCATCTTTTCCAGGGATATCAATCACTTACAGACTTATCCACAGGGGGTAGGTACAATCGCACTGTACCGACCTAAGTGACCACTAACTTATCGATATTGGGCCTAGAATTTACTTTAACTTTCCTCCCTAAGTTTTTTTTGACACCCACCCACATCGCGATCACGATGCCCACATAAACCAAGATTGCTGCCTCGATTCCGTAGTGCTGATAGACGTAATAGTTTGCCCCAAATAGCATTAAGTTGTTGTCCATTCCACGCTCCTTCTGATAGGATTGTTTCCGTTGGATGTCCCTTTACTTCCAACATACCTTAATTGCTTTGGGTATTGCTACACTGGGGTTCATACCTTTTCCTCAGTGTAGCTCCCCCCTAATCACCACAAAAGCAAGACATCGACTCCTCGTTTTCAAAATCAAACAACTGCCCTTGATCAGACGCCATGATCTTAAGTTCCCTGTAAGACGGATGCTGACGCCGGAATACGTTACCGATCCTTTCCTCTTGCTCGATCCACCAGTCCGCCATGTCCGGCTGTTCCCTGATGATAGACAGCTTCCTTGATACACTCTTAAAGAAACATAAGTCACAATTAGACAACGGGCTCTCACCATTCTGAGACATAGGCAGGTCCAACTTAAACGGCTGCTGCGCCCAAAATGCATCGATGTCCTGGAGCGTTACACCGGCATCGGCTAGGGGCAGCGCGTAGTTTTCTTTTGCTCGCTGCTTTGCGACTCGCCTCTGCTCGTCTGCCCTTATCCCGACCACGGTTAAGAACGGGTCATGACCTAATGATTCCATGTACTTATTGATCGGCACTACCTTCAACTGTTCTGTGCAGGCGCGGATCCTGTCGTTAGGAATGAACTTCTTTTGTGAGATTAGGTTGTGAAAAGGCTCGCCCTTCCTTGATGCCGACTCATAGTCCACGACAATTCCAGGTTTCTTTTCCTTGATGAACTCAAGCCAAACAATCGGCACATCCCATTCCTTTGAGCACCGATCAACGAAGTCAAGTGTCTGAGGCATCTCTTTGCCGGTGTTGGAAAACGCTACCACAACATAGTCAGGCAACTTCCCACCATGCGCTTCAAGAACCTTGTAAAGCATGTACGCCGATGTACGCCCACCACTAAAGCTAATTACTGATGGCTCATCAATTAGGTACGGATTCACGCGATCTCCTTTGTCATCTCAAGCAACTGATTAAAACTATACGGCGCAGCCATTATCTTGTGCCTACGAGGACCAGACCTACCCTGTTGCTCCGGCCTTAGTGCGTGGATGTACAAGCTTTCAAGCACATCAAGCTTTTTCTTTTCACATCTTATAAAAGAAAAAGAATCGAAGTCTTTATCCTTTGAATGTTCTCTTACCCGCATTTGTATGTGTATCGACTGCCCAACGTAGACTACGCGATCACCCTTGACCAAAAAATATACGCCGCAGTAATCACTTGTATCAATCGGTGATGCAACCTTTACGATCTCTCTTTCGATGAGCATATGCTTGCCAGTCAAAGCGTCTGACATAAAATGAGACTCCGCTAAGTGAGCATTTCTTTTATCTAAGAGATCTGTTACTTCTTGTTCAAGCTTATTCCGTTTTTCAATCAGAAAATCTACGTCCATCTTTTCTTTAATGATTTTAGGCCGACCTATGCTAACTGCTTCGGCCCTTGCTCGAGCGATGACATCAAGTATTCTGTATCTTTTACCGGCATTATAAATCTTGTGCTTGATGGGCTTACCAAGTCTTTCTTGCCTTTGAATGTAACCAGCACAACTAATCCCATCTATCATCAATAACTTATTAAGTTCTGAGCTTGTAAGCCAAGCCCTCCTGGATTCTTTAGGTATCCATTCTGGCCACCTTTCTTTCACGCCACCTCCCCTTCAATGTGATCACTGATACGCTCGAGCAGCGCCATCATCTTATCCACCTTCTCGACTAGGTCATCGTACTTCTCCATAAGTTCTTCGACCTCCCGCTCGTTCAGATCTAAGTTAACCTTCATCCTTCTCTCCTGCTTCTACTTCCCAAGGCTTCGCTGCTGTACTGCTACCCAGATAGTGCCACATTGCCAGCCCAGGTTCCGCGTGTGTATGTACGATATGCCCCAAGTGTTTCTGTACATAGCCGACCGCCTTCTTACAGGCCTGTACACCATTCGCTTTCTTGTGACGTTTAAGTGCGGTCTTAGCTTCAAACTCCAGCTCCGATCGCTTATAAAATTGATTCTCTTTCATCGCCTTCATGACGATTCCCGCTATCTCTACCTCATCCTCATGGATTTCTTCTTCGCTCTTTGCGTTCGGCATGCGGGTGAAGTCGCTCACCTGCCATAAGCCATCATCGAAATCAAAGAACGCGATGTGCTCTTGAGGGTCTGCCGCATTACGCGCTTCATAGAACACGTTGATGTTCGGCTTCTCACCCATGAGCTTGATCCCGCTGTCGAACCATCCCGCGAACACGGACCCACCCCGTGCTGATAGGAATGATTTGTCATCCGCTCGTTCCTTACCCGTATGATGCGCGACAATACAAGACACATTGTTAAGCTCCATGAGCATATCAACCCGATCCAAAAGCTTTCTGATTTCAGTGTTGCTGTTTTCTTCCCCGTCAAAGAAGTTAATGATCGGATCGATCATCACAATGTCTGGGTTATGAAACGCCACTTCATCACTGAAAGCTTGGATGTCGCTATCCTTCATCAAGTTTTTACGCAGTCTGCCGCTGATGATCAGGTTACTGAACCCCATCTGACGGAGGTCATCGTTCGTTGAGAACCGCTGGTAGTACATCTCGACCCGTTGCTTCAAGAACTCTGCAATGATCTCAGCCTGGAACCACATCACCTTCAATGGTTTGTTGAACGGGACGCCCATGAAATCTGTGCCGGTCGTTGCTCCCGCAGCGAACGCGCCAAGCCAATTGGACTTACCGATCTTAGGCTTACCCAACAACAGCACCCGACTGTTCTCAAAAATAAACCGATCACCCCAGTACTGCTCAATGGTATCGTCCTCTATCTCCTGCCATTCTTGGGCATTGAAAGGTACTAAACCGAGGGGGCCTTTGTCCGGTTTTTCGGGGGTATCAATTGGGTCTTCCTGTTCCTGTATTTCTTTCAGGTCCTCGGTCAATCCCGTCTGCCACGTTGAGGTATTCCAATCGTTGATCCCGCTTTGAGCGAGGTCTGGGTTGCGCTTGATGTGACCTTGACAGATAGACATCACTGTCTTCGTTGTCTCGACTAAGTCCATCGGAGGTTGACAGGTTTGATTCCAGTCCTGTGCTTTGATCAGCACCTCACGCAAACCCCAACCTTCTTTGATCCACTTGCCAACCAACCGTGCGAGGGTGTCGTTGCGACTGCCTTCGACCTGCGGTTCTTCTGTTAGCTTCTCTCTGATCGATGGGATCTCGCCGGTATTAGGATCGACAGAGTTGAATCCACTGATCCTTCCTAAGTCATCGACAGTCAGCAATGGCAGTTCATCCATCGCCGTGACGCCATACGACTGTTCGCATTCAAGACGATACCCGACCGATGGTGCGATCATCACATACCCGCCATCGCCACGAATGTCAATCTTGTTTTTTCCTACGCTATTGCGTATGTCGTTTGGTCCAAGCGCATAGAAGTAATGCGTCCCACCTCGAGGCGTGACTTGCTTTAATGGCGTTCGCGTTATGCCACCAGACTCTATCCATTGCACAGCTTCATCGCTGTCTGCATCGACAACGGCAAAGTTTATGCCGGTAATGACTGCCCAGTTAGCTTGCGGATAATCGGCATGCCACTTATCCACCTCTGCCTGACTTGGCTGTATGGTTTGATAGTGTGTCCATTTCACACGCGGGGTCTTCGCCCACTTCGCTTTTAGTGCATCTTCTGGATCGAACGGATGACGGCTGCGAAAGTACTGAGGTATTATTTCTGCCGGAGAGCCACACGGAATGATATGGAAGCCAAGCTCCCACATTTCGTGTAACCAGTCGCCCTTGATATCAGGCTCTATGTTTTCTCCACAGAAATTCTGTTGGAAAAAATGCATTAGCCTATCCTTTCAATGCGCCTCGATGTTCCTTCCAATGCAGTGACCACCTGGTAGCCAAGCCCCTTGGCTGATTGTCTGATAGCTCTGACCTGCGATTGCTTTGGATCTTTACTTTCGTCAATGACGAACGAATCTCCGATGTCTAACTTAAGTAGTATGCGTTGCCACCTGCCTGGGCCACGCTTAGGTGGTCCGGCGCTGACGCCTTTCTCGATTGTGATATCCACGTTGGGTCTCCTATGTATTTGCCTCCACAGCATACATGATAATTTCCCACATAAAAAGACTTGATATTATGTGAGGATAATAATACGATGTCCGTGGAGAGTAGAGAAAGGAGATGTAGATGGAATACGAGAGTATCGTAAAAGAGTTGATCGCTGCTAAGAAAATTAAGTCGGAGATCGATAGTAAGATAAAGCGTCTCGAAAGAGAAGTGCTTGACACAAAAATTGCGAGTGATGCTATAGCGCCACTTCGTAATCAGGGAGGAGAGCGCACTGAGAACGGTGTGACTTTTGAGATCAAACGTACCTACGTTTGGGATCAAGATCTATTGGTAGATGCATTAAGTATGTATCCGTCAACTGAAGATTGGCCTTCCTTTGTAACCCCCCCTTCTGAAATCAAAGTCAACTTGAATAAGTTCAAGACGTTTGCCTTGGAAAATCCAAAGCATCCGCTCGTTGAAGGCATTCATGCTGCGCTTTCGACCAAGCTCGGGGACCCTAAAATCAAAGCAATAAAGGAGGTATAGCATGTCGTTACTAGCTCAAGTAACTACGGCTCGGGAATCAGTTCCCAACGAAGCATTACCGCCGGTCAGGATGAATATCCAAGGCACCGATGGTATTGGTAAATCAACGTTTGGTGCAGGTGCGCCTAACGCAATCTTCATACAGGCGGAGGATGGATTGAACTTCATCGATGGTGTTGCTCGATTCCCCTTGGCTAATGAATGGAAAGATATCCTCGACCAGTTGATGTCACTGGCCAATGAGGATCATCAGTTCCAGACCTTGGTTCTGGATACTACGGATGCCGCTGCGTTGAAGGCTGAGGCTCATGCATGTCAAGCCAATGGCTGGGACAGCATTGATTCTCCAGGATTCGGCAAAGGTTACACCGTGGTCCGAGAACTTTGGGTCAAACTGTTAGACGGTTTGAACTTCCTGCATCGGCAGAAAAGAATGAACATCATTCTGCTCAGCCATGTAGGCATCAAGCCTTTTAACGATGCAAAGAACGAATCCTATGACCGATGGGAGATGAAGTGTCACAAGAATGTGAATGCGCTCATCAAAGATTGGGTGGATTTCAACTTTTTTGCGAACTACAAAGTAGAGGTGGTGAAGGATGGTAGTAAGGCTCGCGCTGTCAGCTATGGCAACCGCGCTTTGTTCACTAAATTTGCCGCCAGCCATGACGCCAAGTCAAGGGTAGTTCTTCCTGATCAAATTGAATTTGATTGGAAGTCTTTTGAACAACATTACGGTGCCGCTCTGGCACCACAACAATAAGGAATTATTATGGGTATATTAGATCAAGGTATTGACTGGAGTGCAGTTGAAGCAGGTGGCTCCAACATGGATAGCGGCCCTCTCCCTGCGGGTGAATGGACTGTTGAGGCAGTTAGCTTTGAAGAAAGGACTTCAAACGCTGGCAACATTTACCTCGCGTTTGACTTCAAGGTGCTTGGACCTACGCATGCCAACATGCATGTATGGGAAAACTTCACCATTACTGGCGAATCAAAGGTAGGTATGGCTCGATTGAAAAGCTTTATTGGCGCCACTGGCGTTGATACAAATCAGCCTCTCGGGACTGCGCTGGTCAACTCTGCCATGCAGAAGCCGCTCAATGTAATCACTGAGATTGAAGCTGGTAAAGCTAACCCCAACGGTGGAATGTACAAGGACAAAGCGAGGATCACTTCATTCAAGCCACCGCAGAACGTAGCGCACCAACAGCAGCAGCAAGCCGCTCCCGCTGCTCAACCTGCGCCTCAACCTGCACCAACCCAACAAGTGCAGACCAATAACTGGTCCGCATAGGTCGATCGCAAGCACCTGGTGCCGCCCTACCAGACGACCAAAAGTGGGCGCTTTTATTAGGAGAGATACATGGATGAAGTAGATCAGATTGAGATTCAATTCAACAACGAAGAAATGTCCGATGCTTACGAGCATTTAAAGGAATGGTTAAAGATCATGAGAGATAGCGGCTACAGTCTTGAGGCTGTGTCAGAAGTCATGAGCACGTTCTCCCTCATACATGCTTATACCTTTGCTGATCCTGAAAGCGTAGATGCATCGATACAGTCAATCAAAGAAAAGGTTGCAATTAATACACTCAATGAAGTTCAAGGAGAAGGAATAGTCCACTGATGGAACTTAGAAACTACCAGAAAAAAGCTTTAGATAAAGCTACCTGTTGGTTAGATAACAAGATTACAAACCCTCTTATAGTCCTGCCGACTGGTGCGGGTAAGACAGTTGTATTCGCAACACTAATCCAGACGCTTTACAAGCAAGATCCCTCGAGGAGATTTCTTATCCTCGCCCATCGCCAAGAGTTAATCTCTCAGGCAGAAGAGAAACTGCTAAACGTTTGGCCGAATGCACCATATGGTGTACTCGCTGCTAGTCTTAAGAAGTTTAATAACACCGCGCCGATTATTATCGCGAGTAGAGATACGCTCGCCTCGCAAACCAGGTTAGATAAGTCCTTGCCGGTAGACTACATCATCATCGATGAAGCCCACCATGTAGGCAAAGAAAAGAAAAGCCGGTACAGAAAGATCATCAATCACTTTGAAGAGATAGGTTGTCCAAAGATCCTTGGCGTTACGGCTACGCCCTATCGCATGAACCAAGGGTTTATCTACGGTAATGATGGTGATTTCTTCGATGGTGTAGCTCACTCAGTGACCATCCCAGAGCTTATGGAAGAAGGTTACTTATGCAGGTTAACTGCATTCGCCGTGGCCAAGGAAGCGGTCATCGACGCCAGTAAAGCAAGACTGAAGTTTAAAGGTGGCGACTATCGAGAGTCAGACCTTGAGGTCCTTGCCATGGATGATTTGACAATCCTAAACATCATCGATGATTGGATTGAGAAAGCATACTCAAAGGGTAGGACCAGCACTGTATTCTTCTGTGTCAGTGTGCTTCATGCAGAGAAGATGTGCATGTTGCTTATCCGATCCGGTATCACTGCTGCATTTATCACGGCTGAAACTCCCAAGAATGAAAGAGACGCCATCCTAAAACAGTTTGAACAAGGCCAGATCAACGCCTTGTGTAACGTAGCTGTACTCACAGAAGGGTGGGATGCTCCGAGAACAGACTGCATTGCGATACTTAGACCCACGCAATCACTTGGTTTGTACGTCCAGATCTGCGGTAGAGGCATGCGCCCATGGCCTGGAAAAGAAGATTGTTTGCTTCTTGATTACGGTGAGAACATGCAGCGCCATGGTTGTATTGATAAGGCTAGGCCGTCAAGACCACCTCCTCCGCAAGGAAGTCTGGTATGGGTGTGCGGTGAATGCTTCCATGTTAATGACCATGAAGTTAAGAACTGCGAAGAATGCGAGGCACCTAAGCCTGTTAGGGCTCTTGTGTTAGATGGAGGCCCACAAAACGATAACGATACAGCCGTATCCGCCAGCGACATTGCCGCAGAAGGTTACGTCCTATCTGATGAGATGCCGGAGAAGAACGAGCCCATCTACAGGTCAGAGGATGTGATTGCGGTCAGAGCAAAGAAAAAGACATCGAAGAATGGAAACGATTATCTCAGCGTAGAGTTTCAATGCGATGGGGTTTACTGGCCTCAAAGCACTGCGCTCATGATCGGCATGAAGGGTAAGGCCGGAGATATGGCTCGGATCAAGTGGAATAAGATGACGGGTTCAAACAAGTATCCTTACAGCATTGACCTAGCGGTGAAGCTAATCAATGAGGTTGGGGTATTTGACAAGATCAAACAGGTTAACTTAAAGAAGGAGGGTAAGTACTGGAATGTCATTGGAGTCAATTTTTGAACAGATCGACGAGGCCATCGTCGAACAGAACGATCGTAACAGAGGTCACATGGGGTTCAGTATCATCGGCGATGACGATGAGCGTAAGATCTGGATGAACTTTTACTGGTGCTTGAGGCCAGACTTCGGAGGCAGAATGCTGAGGTTGTTTGATCTAGGGCAGCGCATCGAAGATCAAGTGGTTGACTACCTCACTTCGACCAAAGTGATAGGTGTATCGCCAGTCGATAAGGATGGTAAGCAATACAGGGCATCTGCCTTTGGCGGACACTTTGCTGGATCTTGTGATGGCTTTGTCAGAAAGATACCACCTAACCTGGAAGAGATAGTCTTGCTCGAGATCAAGAGCGCAAACGATAAACGATTCAAAGAACTTGTAAAGCTTCAGGATTATCAAGGTTGGAGTAAGACATACCAGTGGCAGATCCACTCTTACATGGGGATCTTTGGTGTCAATCGAACTTTGGTTGTCGTAGTCAATAAGAATAATAGCGAGATCTATTCTGAACTTATTGATTACAACCCATCGATATGGGAACAGGCACAAGAAAAGGCACATCGATTGATCACCAGTGATGTAGTCCCTGATGGTATGAGCGAAAAGGATTGGCGATTAAAGAATGAATCGCATGTGTATCGTGAGGTTTATCTTGGACGGCGCTTGCCCTCATCTGTGAACTGTAGAAACTGCATCAAGTCAAAGCCCATCACAGACTCAAATGGAGCCGTCTGGTGGTGCGATAGATTCAGCAAGAGTCTTACCATTGAAGAGCAGAAAGATGGCTGTAGCGAGCACCTATGGATGCCTGCGCTGGTTCCTGCTGAGCATATCCCAGAGGACAGCACTGACGACAAGATCGCCTATCGATCTGGAATAGTTGTGTTCTTTAATGCGGTATCTAAAGGACTTGACAAACAGTCATTTAGTAGTCCTGAGTTGCGAGAACTATCTAAGACCAACTTTGATCCTGATCTGATGATGGGCTCTGCTCAGAACATTCGGAACACGTTTGATGCTGAGTTCGTAAATGTGCATGTGATGGATGAGGATCAAGTACCGTTCTAGGTGGCCACTCTCTCGGATCCTTGATGATTTGGATGATGACGCCAGGGTGTAAAGCTTCGACAAGTTTCTTCTTTAGCGAGAACACTTGAGTCAGCACACCCTTGGTGTCTTCTACCACATACTGATCTTTGCACCAGTATCTAAAGTCTGCGATGTACTTGCAGATCTTCTTGCCTTCTACCACGCATTCATAGGGAACCTGAACTTCAACGTTCTCAATCTCACCATCCTCCTCTCTTGCTTTGAGGATCTTGTATCGAGCAGCTTCAAGCTTTGAATCAAACTTAACACCATCGTACTCAACCTTCTGGGCAAAGTACTTTCCGGTTTTCTTTTTGCGTTGTGGTAGCAAGAGATTAGGAACCTAAGAGTTTGTCTAATTCTATATCTCTTAATGCATCTATGCCACGGTCAAACAAAGACTGGCTGGGTGGCGGACTTGGCGGAGGCACAGCACCTGGTGCAGGTGGTGGCATGATACTAGGTGGCGCTTGCTGCGCTCTTTGTTCTTCAATAGCTTTTGGAGTGTATCGCCTTTGGGCAAAATCTCTGTACTGTTCTTGTATATCGCTCATATCGATTGGATTAGAAAGCTTATTGTCCGCGCTTCTTCTGGCTTCAATAATAACCTGAGAGCTTGGAAAGAATGGCACAAAACGCTTAGAGAGAAGGTCTTTAATATGAGGCGTCTTAGCTTTCTTTAATGATTTATATATAGCGTATTTATCAAGACCAAGTTTTTTCGCATCATCAATAGCAACACTTAAGTCACGCAATGCTTTAAACCTTTGCTCGTTTGCGGCGATATACGCTTTAGTCATTGACTCTGCGTCTGCATTACCTCTTGACTTAGCGATTTGGTTAAAGATGCGGGATGCTTCTCTAACTTGTCGAGCAGCTTCGTAACCTCTGTATTCTAAGGTTCTTTCTAAATCAGGCTTGATTGTTTTTACACCGCTTAATGCTTCTACAATTTCACCCGCAGCATCAAGTCTTTGTCCTTTCCTGTTAACACCAGCCTCTTCACTAGCGCCAAGCATTTGACCTACTGCTCTAGGAAAGTCTTTAACTTCTACGTTTAAGTTGATTGGACTTGAAATGTCGCCCTTGATGTTAAACGGCAAAGCTCCAGGCGTTAAGCCTTCAGCAATGTGAGAAAAACCTTTAGCAAACTTTAATCCAAGCGGATCAGCTTCGTTGTATACCTGACCACCATAGTTGTTTTTATTTCTTAAAACATCAAGGCCTTTTTCGGTAACGATAGATTCACTAAGGAACGGAGAAAAGAACTCAGTTCCGCTTTCATAAACAGCATCAAAAGCAATACTTGTCAAGTCTTTTTCTGCGGCAACACCATTGTTGACTGCGTTAAGAACAGCCCTTGCTGGCCTTGTCACATAGTCGTAAGGGTTGGTGTAAGAGAAGTTATACATCTCAGTAATCTTGCCGTCCTTGTCTGTACCGATGGGGATAAGCATTGCGTTCTTTTCCCACGGCATAGCAAAAGATCTTTTATAGGCTTCGACTTGTTCTTGATTTGCTCCGGTTAGCATCATTGCGCTTGCTGAAAGGCCACCAGCGATACCTCCATCTACAGCAATAGAGCCCATCAACCTTCTCATTCCTATGGCTCTAATTTCCGCAGACTCACTGGATAGTTCTTTGATTGATCTACCAAGAACATTACCACTGGTTCGAATAATTTCAGCAGGAAAGGCAATGAAGTTTCCTACCGGCAGTTTTCGTAATGTCTTTATAAACTCAGGAACTCTTGAGTAGTTCGGAACTGTATCTTTTACAATCTCTGCGGCTTCTCTTTCAAGAAAAGTATCAAGCTCTTTACCTTTAAGCTGCGATGGCGTTATGCCACGGCGCTGAAGATCTAAAATGTTTCTAGGATCTGTTACAGGAATATTTGTTGCGCCTTTACTAAAGGCATCTTTTAATCGACCAAGCTCCATCTGATAACTGTATATCTTCCAAATGTCATCAGAACCTTGATACAACTTACCGGCAAACCTGTTCTGAGTATTTTCCGCAATGTCTAAGGCTTTTTTCATTACCTTGCCACCAAGTATGCCTGATTCTGCTTCAAGAGCATCTTTAAACAAGCTTTCAAATTCACCTATCTTTGCGTTTGAGTTGACAACTCCAAGCTTTATCATCTTCTGGTAAAACTCATCAATAGCTTGCTTTGATCCAGCCTTGAAGTTACTTCCTGCAACACCAAAACCTTCTCCGATTTCTCTTTGTCCAATCTGACTAAAAACAGTTTGCGCTGACTTAAGCAGGTTCTCTCCGTTACCGAAGTTTCCATTTTTTAATGCAAAGAACGCAGCAGTCGTAGCGTTTCTTATTTGTGTGATAGGGCTATATACAGTCTTGGCAACCTGAGACATACCTTTTAATCCCAGGAAGGTAGCATACAGTTTGTTTATTGGGCCATCGCCAATAGCTGTTGGGGCATCTTCTAGTGCTCTAAGATAATCTTTCTTAACGTACTTGCCTGCAAGAGGACCATACTTCATTCGCATGGCCTCAGTAATCTCTCCGGTTTGATTAGAGCCAAATCCTATTCGACCATATTGATCAAGACCTTCTAAGGTAGGAGGAGGTGCATCTAATATGAACTTGCTTTCTTGCGGAAGAGAATCGTTATACTTGATAAGATTTTTAAAGTAACTGGCAGAAGCTAGTTGCTTAGATATAACGTCAACAGTCTCAACCGCCTTAGTTCTTAAACCTATTCTTTGTTCTTCTAAGCTTCGCTGCCGTATAACTCTGTCATCATACGAACCGCCTTGTCTGGTTATTCTCCCAACAACGTCAGAACCGCCTGAGTACTCTCCTAAGAAATCTCTAATTGCAGGAAGACTATCAAGCTTTCTTCCTTTCAAAACGCCTTGAGAGACACCTCTCAAAGTATCATCTTCGAACATCATGTTCGGTTTCATCTTAGCGTTCTGAAAGTTTACTGTGCTCCGTATAGCATTGAGCTGAGACATAGCATCTGACTCGGATAATTCTTTACCAGATTGCCTAGCTACTTCTTGTATTTCTTCTAAAGCAGCGCTTATTTGCTCTTTGTTTGGAACATAACCGTCCCTAGCTTTAATGGTTCTGTAAAGCCTAGTTCCATAATAGCCTACGTTAGTATTGCCAATGGTTTCTATTAATTGCTTTTGTAACTCTGGATTAAGGAACTGATCTTCTGCGGCTAAACTTCTTGAAAGATCGTCTATACCCTCCCTAAATCTAGCAGCAGAATCAACTAAGCTATAATTCCTGTCTCCAAATAAAGATTTAACTTTCTTTGATCTTAGCTTTCCATCAAAGCTTTCTAGAACATCTTTGCCTCTCTGCTTTACCATGTCGCGGCTAAGGCCCTTCTTTGGTTCGGCAAACATAAAGTCATTAAGAGCGTTTAAAATTGCTCTTTCATCTACTTCGTTAAGGTCGCCTGACTGTTTTAATGCTTTTAAGGCGCCGTCTATTTCTTCAAAGTTGTTTCTTGCTAATTGATTGCTTGCCGCTACGTCTTGCATCTTGATTGCGTCAAGTTGTTTAGCAACTTCATTAGGCATTCTGCCTTGGAAGGTTAAGTTATTTTTTAAACTGTTATATGTTTTATCTATAACTCTTTTTCTAAGCTGAGGGTTTTCTAAAGTCTCATCGACTCCAGTCAACCTATACAAGTTCTCTCTATCTTTAATGGCATCTAAAGCGCCTTCAGCTTTTTTAGCTACCTTCTGAGTCACATCTGTTTTGGCAAGAACATCTGCTCCGGCGCCTATGCCAGAGGCAATACCTTTTAGAAGCAATGGTGCGCCAAGAACAAAACCAGCGCCCTCTGCGGCAACTTTAATTCTATTATTAAGCTCTGCGGCTGCTCTTTCAGACCCTTCAAGATCTTCTGTATCTATACGCTTTGTTGGACCTCCATCAAAAAAGTCACCAAGTGTCTCCACATCAGGAGTCGTAGCAATAACATCTGCTGCACCGAAAGCACCAAGCTCACCCGCTTTGCCTAACTTGTATGCGCGAGCAGCCTTTGCGGCTAAACCACCTGGAACGGCAAACTGAGTAATAAACTTTGTAGCTTCGCCTACGGTGGTCGATGTGTTTGGCTTAAACTGGGCGTAAAACTTTCTTACTTTTTCAGCTTGATTGCTGTCATCTGAAAAGTAATCTATTAGTTCTGCGGGTAAACTAGATAAACCCTCCACAGCACCAACCAGTCCAGCACCTACGCCTCGAGCAATCTCCCCTGCGGCACTGACATCTTCTTCTCCAAGCTGTGCGCCACGCTCAACAGGCATGGGATTATTGTCATAAAAGACTTGAGCCTTCTGTCTAGCAACACTTTCATCTTCAGTATCTACTTTTACTGAACGACCGTCTGGAAGCCTAACCTTTATCATAATATTATTTCATTGCCATCTGCGTCTTTTGCAGCTTCTCCAGGCTCAGTTTCCCCCGCTAGTAAAGCTGCCACACGCTCTAACTCTTTCATTCTTTCAGGGCTTGGTATTCCCCCCATGGACTTTATTTCTTCTTGAATGAATAAAGTCAGATAATCTTGTTTAGTCTTTTTCTTCTCTCCCAGCAACAAGTTTAAGACTTCTTCATCTTTCATTTCTGGCTGAAGCTTCTTGATGAGTTCAAGGTTCTTCATCATTGCAGTCTTGCCAGCTTCTTCTCCCTTGCGTATTGCAGCTTCTTCTACATCGTACTCTCTTTTACCTTCATAAAAATCAACAAGCGGATTGCGTTTAGTAAAACCAGCCGTAGGTTTAGCAACCTTCATTAGTCCAGCTTGGATCCTTGGATCCCCAAGATAATCTCCGATTCTTGAGAAGATACTTGGATCTGGAGGAGGAGGAGGACCGCCATCGCCACCTGTACCGCCTGTATCGACACTTGACGATGTTACCGCTGGATCTGTGACCACTTCTTGTTCATCTTCCCCAAAAACTTCCGCAATACCATAGCCTGCTGCTCCTACCACCGGCACAGCTGCTGCTGTCAAAGCTTTATTTCTTGCTGCAACTTCTCCGGCACTTCTAGCTAAAGATCCAATACCTCTTGCGCCTGCACCTGCTCCGGCAGCAATTCTTGCGTCTAAATCAAGAAAGCCTTTTTTCGCAGGAGGAGGAGGTAGTAACAACTGCTCTTCTTGAACAGGTTGTTCTTCTTTTTTAGCTTGTCTTCTACTTCTTCGAGTGCTTTTTGCAGCTTGAGTTCCACCTTCAACCGCTTGATCAGAAAGTATAGGTAAGTATTCTCTTGCTCTTGGTGTTCCATAAACGCCTGTATCAGGAAGTCCGCCAACTATATCTAATTCATCTCTTGTTCTTCCGTAATCTGCTAGGTCAGGAAGATCCATTTCTTCTACAACTTCTTCAACGTCATCACCAGCGCGTCTTACATTTCCAGGAGATACAACGCCTCCCATATCGCCAACATCCAGTTTAGATCCAACAACGCTCTGTATGGCATCTTCTGGAACATCTAAATCCCTTGCGTCTTCAACTTCAATCTCGCCCCGCTTTAAAGCATCAAGAGCCTTTTCTATATAATCCCCACCTACTTTCTTAATCGCAATAAGTGCATCGACAAGACCTCCCCTACCAAATCTTGGCAAAGCAGCAATACCGCCGTTCGCAAAGTTTCCAGCAGACATAACTTGATCTGCAAACTCGTCTCCGTATGATTGAGCAACTCTAGCTCTTATTGCATCAGCACCTGGTTTTTGTCTAAGGTTTCCAATCGAACTAGCAACTTCCATAACCTCATCTGAATACCGAGGCTCTTCATCTGCAAAAATTCTTGGGACTTCTCCCGCGAGTCTTACGCCTTCAAATGCACCAGCAGCCTTGACACCTTGACCAGTCGCTTCTTTATATTGCTTAACTTTTTGCATTTGATTTGCAAGTTTAGATCCTTTAACGCCAGCCTTAGCAAGCTTGGCGGCAACATACACAGGAGGAAAAGAAAGAAGGCTCAAAGTTGCGTAGTCTAAAGGATCCTCTGGATCGAAAAATAAATTAGTAAAGTCTCTAAGGTTTGCGCCAGATCCTTGTTCAGTTTGCTCTAAAGAAAAGAAGTCATCGGATATTAAACCGCCATCTTCGTAACCACGAACAGGCGCAATGCCAGCCATAATACCGCTGCTTTGTCTTGTCTGCGGCGTCTGAAACATAGGCCGTTGATATATGTTGTCTAGCATTCCGCCTTGATTCATGTTCCTAACCTCCGACAAAGCAATGGCCATAGCCTGCTTCGGGTTCGTTACTTTCTTTCCAGATCCACCTGATTTTAGAGTACCAGCTTTGTACTCCCTCATCACTTTGCTTATCTTTTTATTGCGCTTATTCATGAAAAACTAACCGCCCCCGCCCCACCAACCTTGGTCCTTCCCAAAGTTATAAGCATCTCCAGCAAACCCTAAGAATCCTGCTACCTTGCCAGCAGTGCCTGGATCTTGTTGTCCAGATACACCTCTCGTCGCAGTCCCATA